GGTGGCGCCGTCCTCGCCCGTGGACTTGAGCACGCATTCGCGCTCGATATTCAGGTTGTCGGGCCAGTCGTCCGGTGTCTCGGCCAGCAGCCATGCGGTCATTGACGACAATGGCGTGGCCTTGGTGATGAGCATCTGGATGCGCATTTCAGGCGCGGCCTTCATGAGCAGCATCGATATGGTGTCCACCTTGGACTGTGATGTGCTGCCGATCACCAGAAGTCGGCGCTTGGCGTCGATCCACACGGGGACATGGGACTTCTTGGGGAAGGCTGTGGGCAGCAGCGCAAGCAGCACCTCGTCGGTGATCTGGCGGCGCTCCTTCTTGCCAGGCTTGCGGCCAGTGGACTCCTCGATGCGCTCGCATGTTTCGTTGGTTTTCTCGCGCAGCAGGGCAGTCGGTACCGACTTGGTTTCGATGGCCACGGTCATGATGCGTTGGCCGTTGATCGACTCAACCAGTTGGCCGTTCTCGAATCCGCGAGGCGGAACAAACCCCGCTGACAGGGTTTGTGTCGCACCGATCGGCTGGAAGGCTTGGGCATCCAGCATTGCGTCGAAGTCATCGATGCTGGGAATCTCGAACTCGTCGCCGAGCTTGAATATAGTGAGTTGCTTGAACATAGTGATGCCGATCAGAAAGGAATGTCGTCGTCCATGTCATCAAAGCCTTGGGGCGCTGATGCAGCTGGCGCGGCTGTTTGGCGTTGCTGGCGCTGGGGCGGCGGCTGTGTGCGCTCGCCCTGGCTGTCCTGGCGCGGGCCGAGCATCTTCATGGTGTCGGCGCGGATTTCGGTGGCGGACTTCTCGGCACCGTTCTTGTCGGTGTACTTGCGGGTGGCGATCTTTCCCTCGATGTAGACCAGCGAACCCTTGACCAGGTACTGGCCAGCGATCTCGGCGAGCTTGCCGAAGGTGCTGATGCGGTGCCATTCGGTGGCTTCGCGGCGCTCACCGCTTTGCTTGTCCTTCCAGGTTTCCGAGGTGGCCACGCTGAAGTTGGTGACGGCTTCGCCGCTGGGCAGGTATCGAGTTTCGGGATCGCGCCCGAGGTGGCCGATGAGGGTGGCCTTATTGAGTGAGGACATGGGACTTTTCTTTCAGGTGATACTGGGCTACGTGTTTGCCGTTGGGCAGCTCCAGGGTTTGGGTTTCGATGTCGTAGCCGGACAGGCGCAGATCGTTGATCCTTGCCGCCAGCCGAAAGCACCCGCATCCATCGAGCGCGTCGATCGCTGTCACTGGTCCCTGCTTGAGTCGGTTCAGAATCCACTGCGTCTGCGACATGGCTATGCCTTTCAGGCAGCGCGGGCTGCGATGCTGCGTTCGGCCACGGCGTTCACGCCGGGGTAGAGCTGGCCCTGCTTTTTGAAGGCGCGGGCCTGGGCGTTCAGGAACTTGGTGTCGGCCTGGATGGCTTCGATCGGTGCCTTGCCTTCGGCCACGGCTTTCACCAGCGCCAGCAGGTCCTCGACATGGGCTGCGTAGGTGGTGCGCCCGCTGATGCCTGCGACCTTGCTGGCCTGCTCGACCTCGGGCACCACGGTCACCACGTTGGCGGTCATGGCGGCGATTGCGGCCTGCTGTGTGGCTTCTTCTGCGGCAGCGGCAGCGGCGGCAGCGGCCTCGGTGTCACCAGCAGCAACTGCGGCCTGAGCTTCTTCCTGGGCTTTGCGTGCGGCTTCTTGCTGCTCGCGCTCGATCTTGGCCAGGCGCTCGCGTTCGGCGCGGGCTTCGGCCTCGGCTTTGGCGCGGGCTTCAGCGGCCAGGCGCTCCTGCTCGGTGGTCCAGGTCACCATCGAGCGCTTGAGCGTGGCCTCGGCCTTCTCCAGGTATTCCTTGGGTGCGCGGAACAGATCATTGACTGCCTTCACCGCCTGGTTGAGTGGGCCGGTGATGCTGGTGCGCTTTTCCTCGACTTCCTTTTGCAAGGCCTTCACCTGCATTAGGTCCTCGCTGGCCAGCTCGAACATGGTGTGGCTGTCGATCACATAGTCGGCAGCGCTGGCCATGGCTGTCTGGGCCTTGGTGGTGAGGATGATCGCGCTGCTGGCGTCATAGGTGAGGGTGTCGGTGGTCTTGGTTTCCATGGCTGAGTCCTTAATAGTTGGGGGTGATGCTGTGCTGCTTGCACCAGGTGCGCAGCGTGAGAAGGGATGCGAACACCGGCCAGTCGGTCGGGTCCTTGTATGGCTTGGCCACATAGGTGCCGTCTGCCTTGAGCTGCACGGCGATGCGGATGGCGAACGGCTCGGCCATTGCGTTGGCATAGGCGGCGAGCTGTGGGCCGACTGCGGGGTAGAGCTGGGCGGTGCTCTTGATGTCCACCACGGTGCGCACGCCATTGACCAGGCCGAAGCGGTCGGGTGTGCCTGCATAGCGCAGGGTCGCGTGATAGACCGGCTGCTCGATTTGGTCCCAGCTCACGGCGTGGTCGGCGCTGAACTTGCGCCAGCCTGCGAGGTAGGGCGCAAGCGCAGGATCGAGCGCAGCCTCATCGAGGGTGCCCAGATCATCCAGCTCGCAGGCCAGGTGAACGGCCTTACCGAAGTTGGATGCGGCTTGCAGCACGCCTGGCGGCACCTTGCTGAAGTCGGTGAGCGGTGCCAGGATGCTGGTGACGCCTGGAACCAGTTGGCCACCGAACTGGTAGGTGTGCGAGGCTTCGTCGAAGGTCAGCACGCTCATACCAGCACATCCTTGAGCGCGTTGAACTCGTCCTTGTTCAGGCCATCGAGCGTGTCGCGGCGTGGCAGGCCAGCGCTCTCGAACACATCGGCGATTGCAGCGTTGCGGCTGGTGATCTTCTTGTTGATGTAGGCGATCTCGCCCGTGGTGCAGGGTGTGCCATCGGTCGATGCCTGTGTGGCTGCGGGCTTGCTGGGCACATCGGTCGCGGCCTCGGCTGCTGGCGCTGGCTTGCGTGCTGGCATGCTCACGGCTGGCTTGCGGCCTGTGATCTCGCCTGTGCTGGCATCGATGATGGTTTCATCTTCGTGCAGCGACTTGCCCGCCATTTCATCGGCAGTTGGTTCGCTACCGATTTCTGGAAATGCTTTGCGAAGTGCTTGTGCTTCGGCGCACTTGGCGATCTGGCCATAGGGGCGCTTGGTCCACATCGCATTTGGTGCAATGCTTTTGTCTTTGCCGCCCTTTACCGCATAGTTCTCTTTCCAGAATTCTTTGGCGTTGAACTCCACGACCTCGCCTGTGGGCAGTCGGCGCTTGACGGTCACACGACACCAGTTCGGGAACGTGATCTGCTGACCGCCAATAGTCTCGGTCACATCGGGGCCGAACTCAGGCTCGGAAACGCCTGCGCATTCACCTGAGCGTGAGGCTTGTGTGCGGTATAGGCCGATGCCAGGCATGACCACATCGCGCATCATTCCGGCCTTGTTGTCCCACATGGGCACGATATGCACGGGCTTTTGCATCGGGTCCAGGCCAGAGGCTTTGCAGTAGCCCAGCACCATCTTGATGGCGCTCACGCTTGCGCCTGGGTACAAGCTGGTTGCCAGCACCTCAATCAGCTCGCCTTCGCTCATTTGCAGAGCAGGCAGCGGGCTGGGTTCGTGTTTGGTAATGGCGCTCATGTGGTCAATCTCCTAATGTTTCGGCATTTGTCTTTCGCTGCCTGCGGGATGTCGGGGTGCATCTCTGCGATCGAGCAGTCGATGCGTTGGGTTTTTGGCTTCGTGATGAAACCCAGGGCTGCGATCGTCAGCACGATCGCGGCCAGGTAGATCGCCAGCCACTTGGCCAGAAGGCGCCACAAAGCAGGGCGCGGCTCAGGTGTCTCGGTAGCGATGACTCGCGGGTAGCTTTTGCCGATGAGGGCCACCTTGGCGCGGCGCACGGGGCAGTTTCGGCCCTGGTTGCAGTCGCCGTATTCGTTGCAGCAATTCATGGCAGCAGGCTCCACCCGAGTTTGAGCAGCGTCCAGGTGAGGCGTGCGATGAGGCCGATGAAGATCACGCTGGTGACCCAAAGGCCCGCGAGCATCAGCCAGGACTTGGCTTCGGTCATCCGGCGCGTCATTGGTTGGCCTCGGTGAGCATCGAGCGCAGGCGCGTGATGCGGGCCTCGTGGTACTGCACCATGGCGGTGGCGAATTCCTGGCCAGCCTGGGCGTTCAGCAGCTCGCGCTTGGCATCTTCCAGCTCGCGCTGGGCGATGAGTTCCGCACTGGGTTTGCGGAAAGGTTCGATCAGTTGTTTCACGTTCATGGGTTCCTTGCTCACTTGGACAGTTGCACGACCAGGAGGACGGCGAGGCCCGAGCCGATGGCTGTGGCGAGCAGGTAACCAAGGACTTTTTCGGTGAGGCTTTCGCGCTCGAAGTCCCGCAGGTCTGCATATTGGGTGTGGTTCATCGTTCACTCCTGAGGGTTAAGACATCCCAGCCAACTCATCGGTGAACCTCACCTAGACCCGCCTTTGCTTCCTGTCAGCTGCACCCTCGTATCGCTAGGGTTTGGTCGTCTCGCGTTGAACTGCGATGGAATGAATGTTAGCACGCTTAGTTCATAAAGTAAAGTGTACTTAGCACGCCAGGCGAAAAAAAACCCGCATTAGCGGGTTGTGGGGCATCCTGGAGTTAAGTGCGGCGGCGGTAAGTTCGGTGCTCGACCATCACGCCAACGATGCGAATTTGCGCCTGGTCAGAGCGCACGCTGGGGTAGTCTGGATTCAGCGGAGCCAGCTCGAAAACGTCCTCGCCGGTTTGATTCTTGCCCTTGCTGCGGTATTTCTGGAACGTGGTTTCGTGCTCATCGATGACGGCCACAACAAAGTCGCCGGGCTGGGCGGGCAGATCGGGATCGACCAGGATTCGGTCGCCAGGCATGAATTTGGGCAGCATCATTTCGCCCTGGATTTCCAGCGCAAAAGCACTTGCCGAAAGCTCCAGCTCCGTCATTAAGCGTGTGGCCTCCCCGCTCAGAGCATACTGACCGTTGGCTTTCACCCAGTCCAGCACCTGGTCGTAACCGATGAGCGGTACCGGATGGGTGCCCAGCGGTACGGCAACGACGTTGGCAGAGTGGCCAATAACCGGGCCTTCACCCGAGGCCAGCCAGGTCGCGCTCACCCCGGTGGCTCCTGCCACCTTGGCTGCGGTGTTCGCCTTGAGGCTTTTCACCTGCCCGGTCATCCACTGCGACACGGCGCTGGTGCTGATGCCAATAGCCGATGCAAGCTCGGATTGGTTCATGCCAGCGATGCGCATGGCTTCTCGAATTCTGTCTGCTAAGTCCATACTGGAAGGATAAGCTGTCTTAGTGGTGATTGCAAACTAAGAACACTTGACATTGTGACTAAGCGCACTTAGAATGCTTAGTATGAAAACGCAAGACGCAATTGAACTGGCCGGGTCCACCACGAACCTGGCCAAGATTTTCGAGATCACCACCGCCGCCATTTACCAGTGGGGCGATGAGCTGCCTCAAACCAGGGTCTGGCAGCTTAAGTGCATCCGACCCGAGTGGTTCACTGAGGCCAGCAAGGCAAAACGGGCAAAGCGCAGCGGCGAAGAAGTTTGAGGTCGCGCTGCTCATGAATTACTACCCGTTTCACCTTGGTGACTACGCCACGCACACGGCGCACCTGGAGCCGATGGAGGACCTGGCCTATCGGCGGCTGCTCGATCTGTATTACCTGCGTGAGTCGCCGCTGCCCGCCGATGTGTCTGAGGTCGCCCGGCTGATTCGCCTGCGTGCCAATGTGGCCGAGGTCGAAACGATCCTGCGTGAGTTCTTCACGCTGACCGATGAGGGTTGGTTCAGTGAGCGCTGCCATGACGAGCTGCTGCGAATGCTTGATCGTCAGGCCAAAGCGCAAGCATCCGCTCAGGCTTCAGTGGCCGCACGCAAAGCACGCGCAGAGCAATCGCGCAGCTCGGGTGAAGCGGGTGCTGAACGGACGTTGAACGATCGCTCAACGACTGTTGAGCTACCAACACCAACACCAACACCAACACCAGTAAATACAAATACAGGCGCAAGCGCCAAGCGGGTCAAGCCCGCTGCATTGGTCAAGCCCGAGGCTGTGAGCGAATCGGTGTGGGCTGATTTCCTGACCGTGCGCAAAGCCAAGAAGGCGCCGCTGACCCAGACCGCCCTGGACGGCATTGCGCGAGAAGCCGAAAAAGCTGGCATGGACCTGGCCGGTGCGCTGGCCATGTGCTGCGCCCGTGGCTGGCAAGGCTTCAAAGCCGACTGGGTGGCCAAGTCTGGCGTCAAACCCATGGTGGCCATGCCCCAGGCCCTTAGCTTTGCCGAACGCGATGAGCTGGCCAGGCGCAAGCGCTGGGAGGAGATGACCGGGCGCAAGTGGCCCGAGAACGATGGCGCTGCCGTCATCGATGTGACCCCGACGACTTTGGAGCTGGGCCAATGAGTCTGCCGATCAAAGCCATCGACCGCCTGTTCGAGCGCCTGGGTGCCACCTATGGCGCGAGCTGGACCCGCCAGTGGGAAACCGTGCCGATGAACGATGTGAAAGCGGCCTGGTCGCATGAGCTGTCGGTCTACGCCAATCGCTTGGAGGTCCTGGCCTGGGCGCTGGAGCACTTGCCCGAGCGCTGCCCGAATGCGATCGAGTTCAAGAACCTATGCCGAAACGCGCCCGCGCCCCAGATGCCGAAGCTGCCCGAGCCGAAGGCAGACCCGCAGCGGGTGGCCAGTGAGTTGGCCAAGCTGGGCCACCTGCAAAAGCAGGCGAAGGCCGAGGCCTGGGATCACAAGGGCTGGGCACGGCGCATTGTGGCCAGGCATGAGGCGGGCGACCGGATCAACCCGGTGAGCCTGCGCTGCGCCCGCGATGCCTTGCGCATGCACATGGCGCCAGAAGGTGAGGCATGACATGCGAAAGTGCGACCAGCTCGCTGTTTGCCAAGACCGAACCATCCGGTGCTTCGGATGTGTGCCCAGCGTGCGAGGCCTCGAAGATCAAGCCCTCGGGTCTGTATCACCTGTATTGCGTGGGGTGTTGCACTCGCCTGGTGTTGTCAACGCATCCGAACAAGCGGCATGCGGCGGTGATGCTGGCGGCTATCGATCGTTTTCCGGGGAATCCTGGCCGGGCTGTCGTATTGGAATCCGTCCGCCAAGCCCTGATGAAACGCCCCTCAGTCCCGACGAGGTGACGCACGCAATGACGAGGTGCCTGCTGTGAAACTGTTCTGCGCCCTGTGCGGTCGCGTGACCCTAAGCCCTGCCGTGATGGTTGGCCAGGAGCCGATCGGGCCGAAGTGCGCCAAGAAGGCCGGGCTGCTGCCGCTGGCCAAGCGCAAGGGTTCACGGGTCAAGGCGCTGGCGCCGGTCAAGGTCGAGCGCTCGAACCAGCGCAACCTGGACCTGTTCGAGTGCCTGGTGGAGGTGGCGGTATGAGGGCTGTGCTCATCAAGACCGAGCGCGGCCTGCGTGGCTCGACGCCTGCCGATCATGAGGCCTACACCAAGCTCAAGCGCCGCCTGGAGCGCATGAAGCCGGGCACCTGGTTCCGCATGGAGTGGGCGGTGCCCAGGCACGGGCCGCATCACCGCAAGATGTTCGCCCTGCTGGCGCTGATCGCCGACAACTCGGAAATCTACGACACCACCGAAAAGGCCCTGGTGGCCGTGAAGCTGGTGGCCGGTTATGCCGACCCGATGATCGACCCGCGCACGGGCGAGCTGACCCAGGTGCCGCAGTCCATTGCCTTCGATGCGATGGACCAGGATGTGTTTGACCAGTTCTACCAGGCCGCGATCGATGGCGTGCTGCGGTTCATCCTGCCCACGATGGACCGCGATACCGCTGACCACCTGCTGGAGCAGATCGTGATGGGGTGGGGCTGATGCAAAGCAAGAACAAAAAGGCCCCGACCGTGGCCGAGCGCGAGCACATCGAGCGGGTGAAGAACCTGCCGTGCTCGGTGTGCGATGAGCACGGGCCATGTGACGCCCACGAGATCAAGCAGGGCCAGTGGTTCACCGCCGTGGCGCTGTGCAAGAGCTGCCACCAGGGGCCGCTGCTGGGCCTGCACGGCCAGCGCCGGGCCTGGACCCTTCGCAAGATGGACGAGGTGGACGCCTTGGCCGTGACTGTTCAACGACTGATGAAAGCTGTATGCACGTAACCCTTCCATTTCCACCCAAGGAGCTGAACCCGAACTCCCGCCTGCATTTCATGAAGGTGGCCCGTATCAAAAAGCGGTACCGGCAGACCTGCTGGGCACTGGCCAAGGAGGCCGGGTTCAACTCGACCAGCCTGGCCGGGTGCGAGGCCGTATCGGTTCACCTGAGTTTCTACCCGCCAGACCGGCGCCACCGCGATCAGGACAACATGCTGGCCTCGATGAAGTCCGCCCTGGACGGCCTGGCCGAGGCGCTGCACTTCAACGACCGAGGGTTCAAGGTCACGTTCGATGTGTCTGATGACGTTGGACCGAGGGTAGTAGTGACGATCACCGGCATCGGGGGTGTGGCATGAAGCGCAAAACCCAATCCACTCGAATGAACCCAGTGCTGCGCAGCGTACTGCGCCAGCGCTGGAGCAGCAACGCCGTGAAGGCCAAGATTCACGCACTGATCGGTCAGGACTGCGACAAGTTGCTGGCCTATGGCTCGGTGCTGTTCTTCGTGGCCAGCGCCTGCGCCATGGATATGGGATGGACCGGGGACGAACCAGACATGCGAATCGTGCGGGCCAGCGTCAACGCCCTGGATGATCTGGCCAGCCGCAAGCAGATCACCGAGGTCGATCGTTCCTCGATCCTGTCCGGGATGCTGGCCGCGCAGCGAGTGATCGAAGCCAGCCCGATCGAGATGGTGACCAATGCCGCGCATTTGTACGACCAGCACAGCAAGGCATGGGAGGGCCAGGTATGACCGAGAACAAAACGATGGGCACCTTGCCCGAAACCGCAGCCGATGCGCTGAAGAAAGCCGCTCAGGTCAAACCCAGTGCTGCCGACCCGATGGCCAGGATCAAGGCCGTAGAGCGTGCGACCGAGCTGGCCCGGCGCCTGTACCCCGATCACTTCAAGAAGGACAACCAATGAATTCCAAACGAGCCAAAGCCGTGCGCAAGCTGGCGCAGCACATCGCCGCCCGCAAGGGCCTGCCCGAGGTGATCCACACGGAAATGCCTGTGGGCTTCGGTAAGAAGCAGACCGTGGTGGCCGCAGACACCCAGCGCGGCCAGTACCGGGCGCTCAAGAAGGCCGTGGGCCAGCACTACTGATCGCCATGGCCATCATCCGCATTGTCAAGGTGAACGACCGGGGCCTGCGCATCGGCGAGGACCACCAGCACGCCCGGCACACCGATGCGGAGATCGAGCTGGCCCGCCAGCTGCACGCCGATGGGATGAGCTACAAGAAGCTGGCCGAGAAGTTTGAGGTCAGCAAGTCCACCATCGCCGACTGGATCAAGTTCCGCCGCCGTGGCCAGCATCCGAGCGACTGGCGCCGCATCCAGGTGGACGACCAGCTCAATAGCAGCGAAGCGCCGTCCCGTGAATGACCTGCTCCCTGTTGTAAAGCCCGTGCATGATCCGCTCACTGTTCACGATCACCACTGTGTCGGCCCCCATGGCCGCAGCTGCCTCGCGCAGGTTAATTCTGGCCGCGCTGAATCCCTCATCCAGGGTGCCCGCACCTTGGGCGCTGACCCTCAGAGGTCCAAGGGTCTGGCACTTGGCCAGGAGCGTGCTGTATTGGCTATGCACCTGTATGCCCGCAGCCCGCTCGGACATCGGGGTGCTGGCGCAGCCCGCCAGGATTGCCGCAGTGAGAATGAGGATGATGCGCTGCATGTGTGACCTTTCCAAAGAACAAGGGCCGTGCGCGTGAAGCGCCTGGCCTGATCCACATTATTTACCACGCCATGAAGCCCCAGAAGTCACCCCCCAAACTCACGCCCAAGCAGGCCGCATTCGTGCGCGAGTACCTGATCGACCTGAATGCAACCCAGGCCGCGATCCGCGCCGGGTATTCGCAGAAGAATGCCGACAAGATCGGCCCCGAGTTGCTAGGGAAAACTAGGATAAAGGCCGAAATTCAGGTCGTGATGGATGAGCGAGCCGAGCGCCTGGACATCACCGCCGACCGGGTGCTCAAGGAAATCGCCAAGCTCGCGTTCTATGACCCGAGGAAGCTGCTCAAGGCGGACGGCACCCCGCGCTCGATCCATGAGCTGGATGACAACACCGCCGCCGCTGTGGCTGGGATCGACATCGTGACCAAGGGCAACGAGGACCTGGGTTATGCCGACATCATGAAGGTGAAGATGGCGGACAAGACCCGCAACCTGGAGCTGCTAGGCCGACACCTCAAACTGTTCACGGACAAGATCGAGGTGGATGTGACCGACCGCCTGGCCGACCGGATCAAGGAAGCCCGTGAGCGTGCGAAAAACCGAAACTGAGCTGGTCGAGGCCATCGCTGGCTTCACCCATGACCCGCTGGGCTTTGTGCTGTTTGCCTTCGAGTGGGGCAAGGGCGAGCTGGTGAAGTTCGCCGATGGGCCTGATGAGTGGCAGATCGACACCCTGGGCGAGATCGGCAAGAAGCTGCGGGCCGGTGAGATCGACACCCAGGAGGCGGTGCAGATCGCCATATCCTCGGGCCACGGCATCGGCAAGTCCGCGCTGGTGAGCTGGGTGATCCTGTGGGCGGTGTCTACCTTCGAGGACACCAAGGGCGTGGTCACGGCCAACACCGAGAACCAGCTTAAGACCAAGACCTGGGCGGAGTTGGCCAAGTGGTACCGGCTGTGCATCACCCGGCACTGGTTCGAGTTCACGGCCACGGCGCTGTTCAGCAAAGACCCCGACCATGAGAAAACCTGGCGCATCGACATGGTGCCCTGGAGCGAGCGCAACACCGAGGCCTTCGCCGGTCTGCACAACCAGGGCAAGCGCATCCTGCTGGTGTTCGATGAGGCCTCGGCCATCCATGACCTCATATGGGAGGTGTCCGAGGGTGCGCTCACGGACGCCGACACCGAGATCATTTGGTGCTGCTTTGGTAACCCGACCCAGAACACGGGCCGCTTTCGGGAGTGCTTCGGCAAGTTCAAACACCGCTGGGCCACGCGCCAGATCGACAGCCGCACGGTCAAGATCACCAACAAGGCGAAGATTCAGGAGTGGGTGGACGACTACGGCGAGGACTCGGATTTCGTGCGCGTGCGTGTGCGCGGGGTGTTCCCCAGGACATCGAGCAATGCGCTGATCGGTCCCGAGGATGTGGATGCGGCCATGGCCAGGGTCTACCGCCAGGAGCAGTTCGATTTCGCCGCTGTGGTGTTCGGCCTGGATGTGGCCCGCCAGGGCGACGACAGCTCGGTGCTGGCCCGGCGCCAGGGCAAGATCGCGCATCCCCTGAAACAAATGCGCATCCCGGACACCATGCTGGTGGCTGGCCAGGTGGGTATCCAGATGGACGAGCACGACCCCGATGCCACGTTCGTGGACGCCACGGGCGGCTACGGGGTGGGGGTGGTCGATGCCCTGCGCATGACGAATCGGGACTGCATTGAGGTGTATTTCAGCGGCAAGCCCAACGATCCGCGCTACTTCAATAAGCGGGCCGAGATGTATTTCGAGATGGCCAAGTGGGTCAAGGAGGGCGGGGCGCTGCCCGATGACGATGAGCTGAAGGAGGAGCTTTGCGCCATCACCTACACCTTCCAGGGCGATAAGTTCAGGATCGCCGACAAGGACGACATCAAGGAGGTGCTGGGCCGCTCGCCAGACAAGGCCGATGCGCTGGCGCTGACCTTCGCGCACCCCGTGGGCAAGCGCTCGATGCGCCAGCAGTTAGGTGCGCGTACTGCAAATTCCGGTGAATACGATCCGCTCAGTCTTATTCGATGACTGAGCTGCATGCACCACTTCGACCGCTTGATGACTGGCCTGCCGGTCGGGCCACTGCTCGACGCTTTGGCTGCGCAGCCGAGCCTGTGGGACGAGATCACGGTGCGCCAGGCTGCACCGGGTTCGCCTCACCACGACACTGAGTGCATCTGGCTGCGCGGTCCCCGCGACATCACGCTGGACACCGTATTCAATGAGTTGCGAGCGGTGGACTACCCCTCGATGCAGGAGCTGGCGCAGGCCGTCTACCCGCTGGTGGCCCCGGTGCTGCGCGAGATCGGTTCGACCCAGCTGGGCCGGGTGCTGATCGTAAAGCTCAAGCCAGGCGGCTCGATCGACCCTCACGAGGACACGGGCCGGTACGCTAAAGCGTACTCGCGTTTCCACCTGGTGCTCAAGTCCGAGGCGGGCAACCGTTTCAGCTGCGAGGGCGAATCGGTCCACATGGCGCCTGGTGATCTGTGGTGGTTCAACCATCGCGGCGAGCATGCCGTGGTCAATGAGTCCGAGCAGGACCGCATCCACCTGATTTTCGATGCCATGGTGCCAGGCATTGCCGTGCGCCCCTTGAGTTCCATGACCCGCAACCCGCTCGCGGGCATCCGCATCGAGGAGGCCCCGCTGGGGGATCGCATCGATCGCATGCAGGAGCTGCTGGTGTCGCACTGGGACGAGGTGGCCAAAAACAAGCAGGTGATGGTGCTCAAGCCCGACCGCGAGCGCTACGCCTACCTGGACGAGCACGATGGCCTGGTGTGCCTGTGGGCGATCGATGCCGATGGCGAGATCGTGGGCT